GCCTTGGAAAGCACCGCTGCCTGATTATTTCGACACCGAAGAAAGACGCCAATGACTGCCTGAAGGCCGGATACACTGCCGACGACGCGAAGGATTGGGTGGAAAACGCCAAGATTCCGCAGATCAAGAAGCTGGTTTTGGCTAAGGATTTGAAGGAGCGGGTGGAGAACGAAATGCTTTTGAAGGATGAGCCATTCACGCTGCCATTCCTCAAAAAGACCGAGTGGCATACAACACAAGAAGGATTCTGGTGGCGTCCGGGCGAGGTGACGATCACCGGAGGATATAGCCACGCCGGAAAGACCACGTTCCTAAACTTTATGATGTCCAACCTCCTAGCCGATGAGCGCAGAATGATGGTCGCCTCGTTGGAGATGCCATGCCACAAACTGATGTTGCGTTTGATCGAGACGTTCCACGGCAAAGCCACACCGGAGGCTGTTGAGGGATTCTACAAGTATGCCGGGGACTTCGTGGCCTACGTTGACCACGTTGGCTCTATTGCCCAAGATGAGCTTTTTGAGATGATGCAGTTTGCCTATCGCCGCTACGGCTGCGAGCATTTCATCATTGATTCCCTGATGCGTATCACGGGTCTGGAGGAGAATTTCCCGGCGCAGGGTGAGTTCACGCAAAAGCTCCAAGACTTCGCCAAGCAGACCATGACGCATGTGCATCTGGTGGCTCACCTTGGCAAGCCGCCGATCAACCCGCCGAAGGGGCATCGCCCGTCCATGTATTCCATCAAGGGGAGTAGCCTGCTCACAAACAATGTGGACAACATTGTTCTGATTCAGCGCAACCTCGAAAAGATGAAGGAGGGGCTGACTTACGAGCAAAAGAAGGCCATGCACGATGCGGAGGTGATTATCGAGAAGCAGCGCGAGACGGGGTGGCTTGATGTGTTCAAGCTGAAATACGACCCCATCCGCCGAACCTACTCCAAACTCGTTTGACACACTCCACCAATTAACGTAAGGTTGGATTCGATATGACACCCTCCGAAACCGCCGCACAACTCCGCCTCGCTGCTGATTGGATTGAGAGAAACATGACCGAGCAGCCAAAATCCGCAGAATTGACGCCTGAACTCGCCGCCAAAGGCTACGAGCAATACGGCTTTGGTCCCGGCATCACGGTTGTTGAGAAACCCAAACCGTTCACCATTCCCACGCCACCGCCCGTAATGAAGTGGCATCGGGAGGACGGATGGACTGCCGAGATGCTGCCACCCGGAACAAGGCCGCTTTGCGACGGGGAAGCCTGCGAACAGGGCGACGAAGTTATTCTGCCTTCCCAAGCTAAGTGGTCCAGCATCGGCCTCGACTTCGGGGCGCGGATGACCTCTTGCCATTTACCTACGCGCACCACCCGCTCGCTTCTCTTCACTCACTCCGGCCACGAATGGACTTGGCACCGCGCAGGTGATCCTTGTCCTTGTGACGAGGAGCGCAGAGTTGACGTGTTGATGTTCAGTTTTTACTCGATGTTGGACTGCAACCCCAAAACTGTTCGCTGGTCTGAGCTGAAACTATGTGACGGATCGAAGGCCCCAGGGGATGTCATCGGTTGGCGCTACGCTGACACACCAGAAGAAACGAGCCTAGCAGCATTCCAGCCAGCCGAGAAAGAGCCAGCGGTCGCCGTGCATAACGTCTTCTCCGAAGCTATCCCCGGCGCTTTCGGTGCTGAATTTCAGCGAAAGCTGCTGGCGTCGAATTCTGACCCCTACGCCGAGTTGAAAAAAGCGCACGCGGAGGGGAAGGTGATTCAGGGGTGCATTCGCGGACATTGGATTGACTGCACGCATCCTACTTGGAAATACCCGTTGGACACCTACCGAATCAAACCCGACGAAATCCCGTGGATCGAGTGGCACGGCGGACCTTGCCCGTTGAATGACGAGGAGGTGGAGGAGTGGGAGTATAAACTAGCCAATGGGTTTCATTGCGAACGAGCAGGCAGCAGGCCCTCCAACTATGAAGATGCGTGGACACACAATGAACGCGATGGCATCACCGCCTACCGCGTCCTCAAATGGCGCGAGAAGAAGCCGAAGGTGCCGCTTGGGCCGGAGGATGTTCGCTGCGGAGACGAGCTTTTGATGGCGGGCAAGCGTTACGGCATTTTAACCGTCACAGATAGCAGCGTTGAATATTTGGCTGCTTCCGGCCCAGTTCAGGTTACTTTTGAATGGCTGCAAAAGAATGGTGTCACCATTCGTCGTCGCAATTCTGACGCTTGGGAGTCATGTGAGAAGTAATTCTCACTCCCGCATCCAGCAGTTCTCATCCCACTGAACCGCAGGGTCGGTCATGCCTGACTTAGCCATCCATACCTTCAAGGAAAGTTGGCAGTGGCACGCTCCGCACGTCTTCAACTTCTCGTCATACGCCGTTCGCTTGCTGCCAAGCAGATCATTCACCTTCGACACAAGGCTTCGAGCAAAACAACCTATGCAAAACTCGGTGACTTTATCCGAGTTCTTCGGGCACTTGGCACAAATGGCAGCGCGTCTGTCCGCCTCTTCTTGGTTGACTTGGCCCTCATGCCACGTTGCCTCTACGGCGCGGTAAAAGCTCTTCATCATCTTCCATGCAGATACCTTGGCCTCCTTTTCGGCGCTGATGGCCTCGCACCATTCCGGCACATGCTGGCACATGAAATCGGCCATTTGCAGCTCCAAGGTTAGCGGTTCTTCGATGCCGTTGCCCTTCATGTGCGCCTTCACGGCCTCAATCAGGCTGGACCATCCATAGCTGACCACGACCACCTTGGTTTGTTCCACAGGGTAAAACCAGCCATACGGATCGCCGATCAGCGAGTAGCCCGGAAACAAGGCTTGGATGCGCCCCTTGGTGAACTTCGGGATTTCGATGGTGCGGATGATTGTCTTCATCGTGTGATCTTCTGCAACGCACGGTCACGCACCTCGTCAGCTTTGTCCATCAGGAAGGCGCGGGCACGCTCTGTCGGCATCTGTTCAAGACGACTGCCGTAGCGAAGTAGCATCTGGCGGTAGCCCTTGCCGGTTTCCAGCGAGTAGGCATCAGCCTCTTCCTGTGTTAATTTGCGCTTGAATCGGCCCTTACCCACCATGCGGTGCTCGGCGTTGGCGGGAGTAAGCCAGATTCCACGGCTGTTTAGCTTGCCGAGAGTGCGGTATTCAGGGGCGCTTTCAAGCTCCATAAACTCACGCGATCCCGGCCAGACCTTGCGCTCAATCTGCTTGCCGAGGATGTCGTAGTATTCCTCGCCTGAGTAGCGGCGGTAAACTGGGATATGAGACGCTGTTTGCTCCCAAAGTGATTCGTATTTACGCAGCCCCGGATCGGCCATAAAGTCGATGTCCTTGAGGATGCGAGGCACGAAGCCTCCACCCCATCCAGCCATCACCTTAGCGAATCGGTCAAGGCGCTTCTCGTTCGGGTCTTTGGAGGACAGGTTGTTGCCGAAAAGGGTCTGGAAGCCGGAGAGAGCGGGAATTTCACCGGCAGAAAACACGCCAGATGCGGCAGCCGAAACCAATCGGTCGGCGATGGACTTCTCGTTCCATTGTTCGGGAGAGAAGCGAACAAGGTCGGAGAGGCTTCCAATCGCGGCCATGATGGGCGAGATAGGCCAGTTTTGGTAGTTGAATGAAATACCTCCGGGAATACCGATGGTGTATTCCTTCTGACCGGCTGCGAGCTTCTGTTGCTTGCGATCCGGTGTGAGGTTTGCCCATCCGCCGTTCCAGAAAAATCCACGCTTCTCGTCGTCAGGCTCGTCCATGATGGCTTTAATTGCCATTCCACCGATTATAGCAAAGAGAAGGCCAGCCGTCTGATTACGCAGAATCATGTCGGTGAAGGCTTCTTTGGCTTCGATCTTGGAATCTTTGACCGTCGCCTCATACATGCGAAGCATCCCAATCCCCGGAATGAAGCTCAATCCTTGGTTGAACTTGTTTCCAGCGAAACGTGCGAAGCGAAGGCCAGCCAAGTTTGCGATGTTGTAGGCTCCAAACTGAAGGAAGTAGGCGAATGCAAGCTGAAGACCTTTGGCCGTCTTGTCTGCGCCATCAGCTTGCTTCCATTCGAGTTCAGCTTCGGCGAGGAACTTGTCAGCACGGTTGGTTGCTCCACCTGTGAATGACTTGATGGATGAGTAGATGAATCCGCCAACGCCAGTCGGATCAAGAGTCATCGCGCCTTGCTGACCAAAGAAGTCGGCGTTCTCGCTGAATTTGCCGAACTCTTGAAGGTCTGCCATCATTTCAGCCTTGGCGTAGGAGTCCACTAATGCCTTGTCGTGCGCTGTGGTTGGTTTGTTTCCGTTAAAGTCACGCTGGATTACCCTGTCTCGGTAAAGCTGGAGATTATATTTCTCGGTGGCCTGCTTCAGGCTTTCCGCGTCCAGATTGAGTTGGCGGAAAACAATAGGCAACGCCCCAGCTTTCGTCACTCCGCTGTTGAACGAGTCCAGAGCGGTCAGAAGGCGACTCACAGAGCGCATCCAGATACCCATCACGCGCTGCATGATCTTGTCGGACTTCGCCATCTTTTCGGCCAGCGAAACCGTCTTGCCGATGCTGTCGTAATTCAGGTCGTTCAGGACCGTGTTCATCGAAGGATCAAGGAACGCCCGGTCGCCAGTGACGAGATACTGCCATGCCAGACGGCCTTCACGACCGAATGCCTTGAGGAACTCTGCCATCGCCTTGAACGAAGCTGCAATTTCAGCCGGGAGTTCCTTCGGATTGGTGAATCCGGCACGGAGTATGCGGAATGCGCCGGTCGTAAGCTCGTAACCACCGCTCATCACAGCCATTGCAATAGATGCCGCTGTATTGACGCCGGAAAGCACGGAGGACACCCAGTAATCAGCGAGCAATTTGGCGATTGGAATCTTCGCGGCCGAACTCAGAGCCTCAAGAAGCTCATAGCCAGCCTTGTTGCGCTTCACCTCGTTGAGTTTGTCGTCTTGGAGGATGTCGAGAAGGCGGTCGATATTGGCTCGCTCGGCCTCGGTGAACTCCGACTTGATGCCGAACTTGTCTGCGAGATGCTTCATCAGGCGGTCCTCGTCAAGGATGCCAAGGTTAATGTCCTCGACCAGCTTTTGACGCTGTGAACGGAGGGCGTCAGCGCCTTCTTTGGTGAGGCGTCCAGCGGCTTGCTCTTGATTGATGACATTCTTAACCATGCGGTCCAAGATCGCTTCACGCTTGGATTCCCATGCTTTCGTCAACAGGTCTGCCAGTTTGGCCTTTTGAGCATCGTCAAGGTCGGCAAAGGATTCCTCAGACGATATGGTGTCGAAGATGCGCTGGCGGTAAATCTTGACCGTAGCTGCCTTTTGGGAGAGCAGCTTGCGCCACGGGATTTGCTTGGAGAATGGAGCCTGCTCGCCGGGACGAAGCGCGGAGATTTCAC